CCAAGCGAACCAACAATTTGGGTGGACCTTATGGTGGATCAATGAAGAAACCCAAGAAAATTAAACGTACTATGGAAAGTAGGGTGTTGTCACAGGGTTGTTTGAAAATTATTGAACAATATGGTACGGTGATTGATCCCGATTGTGTTTATTTGCAACAATCGACTGGTTTCATCAATGAAATTGGTCGTACTTTAGCTATTGCTATGTTGCGGAAATTGTTTATCAAAGCAGGGTTTAAAATCACGAACAATCACAACGAAGTTGTGTTTGCGGTAACAGATGCAGGAGGAATTATTACTGAATACTCGGATGGTATTAAGTTGGTTTTAACGACTCGAGATCCCCTAACCTCTGCAAAGACGAATATTTATTTTGATACTGGAGATAATCAAACGTTTGTTAACATTTGTGATCTATGGGAAGCTTTGCCTAACTATTTTATTGATTACATGCGATCTGCTAATAATCTTGAACCGTACAAATTGGCTTTGTATCGTCGTGATTTTGCTACTGTAGTGAATGGTCATACCTTAGCTGCGGAAATTTATTTGGAAGATTCGCATATGGAGTTGAATTTTGTATCGAATTTGTGTATTCAGAATCGTACACGAGCTGCGACGACAACTGCTGATGTTAATGCAGATCTTGATATGTCTCGTATTGATGTGCAGCCATTGAAGGGATGGCTGTACGAATTTAAAAATGCTGATTCAAGGGTTAGGCATTCCGGAGCAATGCCTTCGATTTTGAATAATACTAACCAGTATTTTGGAGCTATGAAAGATACTGGAATGTTACTAATTCCAGGTTCCTTATATGCAGCACCTACTTCATCGACCACACAAAAATATGGTGCGACTGAACCGTTGGATCCGAAATATTTTGCAAATATTGCGAAAGCGACACCTATTGTGTTACAACCCGGTGAAATGAAGAAGACTTCATTCACTTGGAAGATTGCTGGTAAAATCACTAATACGTTGAAGAAACTTAGGGTTGTGAAGTGGGCTGACACTGGATTTTTTAGTGGAATGATCGGAAAGAGTCAAATGATTGCTCTTGAAGAAGTAATGAGAACTCCTTCAACAAACAAAATTGAAATAGCTTATGAGAGAGAATTGAAAATCGGAGCAGTGGTGAAGATTGCGATGAAGCAAGCATTATTAGAACCTGCTGTTGTATCTCAATTGTATAATGCTTCTTTTTAGGGTTTGGAAAAATATATTACGTTTTCGTTATCAACTGCAAGGCATTTGATCAAAAAGTGCAATCTTGACATAGGTTTAGGATTGTACGTTACTTTAACTACTCGATACATTCTAGCATAGGGTTTGGTAGGAGTATAAGTGAACTTGATTCGGGTTTGTTGAGGGTACATGTCTTGGTACGAGAAACACACATCCGTTCTTATATACCTAACCTAGGTATCCCCGGGGTATCCCGCAGGTATCCCCGAGGTATCCCGCTCCAAGCATATTTCCTTTTTGGGAAATTACCTCGAATGAGTCATCGGGTGGCGGGGCTGGAGCGCAGCGGAAGCCAACCTGCTTGCAGGTTAGCCTAGGAGATGACCACCGTTTATCGTGCAACAATTCTTATAATTGGCCCCGCAGGGTTAGGGGTTAGTCCACCTCATCTCGAATTAGCGTCAGTAAGCACCCAGCACGGTTTCCCGAAGGTCCGTGCGCTAGTATTACTTACTGACGCGAGAATCCCCGATCCCCTCGGGACCCTTCAGGGTCCCCACCATATAAATAGCGAGATCTTTAGGGTTGGGGCCATAATGAAATGCGATCAAGCCGAGGACGCTATTGGATGCTCACCATCCCGCGCGCCGATTGGACTCCAACGATTGTGCTCCCACTTGGCGTGTCGTACTTACGAGGTCAAGCCGAACGAGGTGAAGGAGGGTATGAGCATTGGCAACTCTTGGCTATTTGGCCGAAGCAAGTCCCAATGGGCACCGTCAAGTCCTCCTTTGTCCCCTCCGCCCACTGTGAATTATCTAGATCGGATGCCTCCGATGCCTATGTATGGAAGGACGACACTGCGATCCCCAACACCCGATTTGAAATGGGTGTCCGTCCTCACAGACGAAACGTTAGAGCCGACTGGGATGCCGTGTGGGCCTCCGCCATCGCCGGAGATATCTTGGATATCGAAGCATCCATTAGAATACAGCATTATCGGACCCTCCGTACTATCCGTTCAGATTACGCTGAACCGATTGCTTTCCAGCGTTCCGTCGTTGTGTTTTACGGACCTACAGGAACTGGGAAGAGTAGAAGAGCCTGGGATGAAGCCTCGTGGTCTGCTTACCCTAAAGATCCGAGATCCAAGTTTTGGGATGGATACCGAGATCAAAAGCATGTTGTTTTTGATGAATTTCGTGGAGGTATCGATATCGCCCATTTATTGCGATGGTTTGATCGGTACCCGGTACTTGTGGAGATCAAAGGATCTTCCACCTGTTTGGTAGCAGAGAAAATATGGATTACTTCTAACCTACACCCCAAAGATTGGTATCCCGACTTGGATTATGTGACCTATCAAGCCTTGGAGCGCCGTTTAGAAATAATCGAAATCCTTTAATAAAAGTTTCCAAATGAGTTGGAGTGGTGCTGCGACAGGAGCAACGTTAGGGTTGGTAGCTGGTAACCTACCTGGTGCACTCGTTGGAGGTTATTTAGGATATAAAAGCGGACAACAAGGAAAAAACTTACCAAAAAAGAAATTAATGGATTCTGGTTATGGAAGTCGCAAGAGAAAGTATACTGGCAGTGGTCTTGCGGGTGTTAGAAAACGTGTTAAGACAGTCACACACGCCCTTCAAAAAGGGTCTGGTATGTCTCGTAGTGCTTTCTTGGGCAAGTTGGGCTATAGGGCTGTGGGGAACGACAGAGCCGTTAAAATTGTCAAACGAGGAGGTAAGCGACGAAAGTCGGTTACCAAGCGAACCAACAATTTGGGTGGACCTTATGGTGGATCAATGAAGAAACCCAAGAAAATTAAACGTACTATGGAAAGTAGGGTGTTGTCACAGGGTTGTTTGAAAATTATTGAACAATA